TGACGTTCAATCGGGTCTTTAATATCCATTATCTGCTCCTTTGTGATCGTATTCCCGCCACCTATTCCTGCTTTTGGTGGTTTTCCTTTGATCGCTTCTTTAACTGCTGCCTGCACAGCTTCCTTGTACATTTTTGCAAATGATTCAACTGCTGTCTTAGTTCCGTCTGCATCGTCTGCTACCAAATTACCAAGAAGCTCATCTGAAATATTGATGTCTTCGTCCGCTAACATCTTTCGTGCTGTTTTCGCAAGTTCTGTTCTGGCATTCATCTTTTTCAGTTCTTCCAGTTCTTTTTCTGCTTTCTTCGCACGATATTCCGCTTTTTCTTCTTTGGTCATTTTAGCAAGCTTTTCTGCTTCAGTCAGCTTATCGTCAGTCAGTGCCTTCCATTTTTCCTCTGATTTGGTCACTGCTGTTTTGATTGCTTTGTTTACTCTGCGGTCAAATTCTGCCTGATTTCCTTCTTGCGCTAAGAAGTCATCAAACGACATTGGTTCATTATTTCCACCTTCTGCTCCGGATCCATCGCCATTCCCGTCTCCGGTCCCACCGTCATCTCCTTCTGTGAACAGTTGTAAAAATAACTTGCGTTTCTCCATGTTTGCTCCTTTCGCCCTGATCCGTCTCTTCCAGATCATTGCTAACAAAAACTTAGTTTAACGACTTTTCGGTCATAATAGTTACACAATCCGAACATAATTCGGATAAGCATCTGCAATGCTGCAAATACCAATAAAAAAGGAATCTATCAAAGTTTTCGATTTCTCTGATAAATTCCTGTATTTGATAAAAACCTGTCCAGCTTTTAAATCGTATTCTATTTTGTCGTCGGTTAGATCATGAATCGACTTTACTAGGTTCTGCAATAACATCGACACCGATGCACATATAATGTCTCTGCCATACTCTGCATAATTTGCATGGCCTACTACTGTGATTTCATGATCACGCACTTTTATTTCTATCATTTTTTGTTTTTAGCTCTCTTTCGAAGTCTTTTAATTATTTTGTTTAAATCTTGTTCGGCTTGTACCAACTCTTCTTCCGATAAATTAGCGTCTCCTATAACTCGAAATTTTGGGATGTCATCCTTTATCATTCTTTGTTTTTCTTCTTCTGTTAATCCTTTATAAATATCTTCATACGCCATATCTATACCTCTCGTAAAAGAATATACCAAACTCCATCTACTTTCTTTTTACTTAAAACTTTAAACCCTGATTTTCGTTCATATAAAACTTCTTTTTCATCTAGTCCGAGCTGACTAATGTCCCTTCCTTTCTTTGAATTTTGAATATAAATCACAATTTTAGCTTCTTCATTATATCCTTCCTCTTTCGATGTACTCCAGTATTGATCTATAATGATTTCTTTCTTTTCAACAAATTCTTCCACGCATTTTATTATTCTTTCTTCACAATCTGCATAACTAGAAAAATCAACCGCTCTAACTAAATCCCCTTCGTATTGTGGCACTTTCGTTAATGCCGAGTCTAAATGACTGACAAATTGTTGATCTTTTTCTGGAAGTTTCTGTGGGTCTTCACATCTTCTCAGCAGATCATTGATTGTATAAGACTCAAAACTTTTATATTTCATTAAAGCGCTCAATTCATCTTCATCTAATTGAATTTTATCATTTCTGCTTTGTGCTTTCAACTGCTGCCACGATTCAAAATCAAGTCCATGCTCCGAATACGTATCTAGCCATTTCTCATAATCATTATCATCCATATGAGCCGCTGTACTACAATGACAATACGGATGCATTTTCTCCGGGCATCATATCCTCGACTTTAAATACCTTTCCATCCAATGATCTGCATTGACTGCATGCATCCGCTTTCTCACATGCTATGTATTCATACTCTTCAAAGCCATTCTGTATAAACGACTGTTTCTGGGCTTCTGTCTGAACTCTTGCAAGTTCTGTAACCATCAGCCTCTTTGCATTACTCTTACTGACTCCGAATCGTTTCTCTAAATGCCTTGCAAGCACACTTGGATGTTTTCCTTGGATCAGCCCTTCCTGAAGAAGTTTATCAATCTCTGATTTTAGCATTGACTGATGAGCCCATATACGTTCGGACCAAGTTGCATTTTTATAAGATGCGTCAACGATCGCTCTTGCCTTTTTCGCATTATCATTGATCGTCTTTCCTAGGATACCTGCTTGTTTCCGCATTTCTTCCTCAGTTCGCTGCGTGAACACATCTCCAAACATCTTCTCTATCTCATCGTAACCACCTACTAGGTGCATACCGATATTAGCCTTTAGTAATTCCAACCGGTTGATTTTCATTGCTGCATTATAATATCTCATCTCATCATTGGCTTTCTTGGAGAGGTCTTTGTCTTTAACATAACGTTTCGCTTTCTTGGCATATGCATCAATGTCGATCTTTGCGATCCGTTTCTTGGCTTCTGCCATTGTGATTCCTTCTGCTTTTGCATATTTCACATAAAATCCGTTGATCTCTTTTTCTATGTTATCAAGCATGTTTGCATAGATATCGTCAAGTTTCTTTTGATGCTCTGCTTCATTTTTGATGTTTTGCTTTCTTTGACGTTCTTCACGCTCTCTCCAGTAGTTTTTACTGCTCATTTGCTTTATCCCCAAACATCTGTTGCATTACTGCATCTTTCGGCTTCTCTTCCTCTTTCTCGATGCGTTCAATCTCTACTTTTGGATTATCTACAACACTTAAGACTCCTAGCTGGGTTTCCTGTGATACAACACCAGAAAGATTCTGTGCGATCTGACTTTCTTCCAGTAAGTTTGCCGGAACGTTTGGTGTGAATTTGTAATGTAATTTCACCCAGTCATCTTTTTCTATACCCATATGTCTGCTTGGATTGCTAAAGATGAGCTTGTATCTTCGGTTCATTCCGGATGTAAATTTGCGTTCCTTGGTTTTTCTAAGATTGTTCATTGCCTGCAACTTATACGCCATTGCAATGCCAGAAGCTGTACCAAAATTCTCATCGCTAATGTTGGCCACCATGGCAATCTGAAATATTAATTTTTCCAAGCGATCAACCAAATGTTCCTGTGTTACATCTCCATCTGGCTTCTGCAAGAAATCGATTATCAGATTCTCAGCATCTCCATCGAAGTTGATCACACGGTCTGATCTAATATGTTTCAATTCGTCTTCATCTAGTAATGTTCCTATAATCTTTAAATAGGCATCCGCAAAATAATCTACATCATTCGCCTTTTCACTAACCGCTTTATTATATGCGTTGATCATAGACATCACTGGTTCAAAGATTCCCTGGCATTCTTTATTTTCCTGATACTCTGTCGCTGGAACTCCGTCAAAGTAATGTTCCTTTTCTTCTTTATCCCATACGATCCTTCCTTTCAATGTAAACCATCGGACCTTCAGTTCGTCCGATACGCTGCCATGCAGTACATTATCTACATCTCTATACAAACGAACAAAATAGCGTTCCTTTCTAAGAACTGAATCATCATAAATCATAAAAGCTTCCATTGGATCTAAATATACAATTCCTACATTTCCAGCATCATCGTTGTAATACATCTCATAGCCCTTACCAAAAATGCTGCAGATTTTTGATAATTCTGCATTGTTGTCGTCCTGATCATTGTATTGATCAAGGAACTCAACATAATCTTCTATCGCTTCTTCTCCATCATCCACTATGATTTTGATTGGATTCCCGATAAAATAACCATTCATTGTATCAACGATATATTTTGCAAAGTTTACTGCAATTCGATTATCTGGTTTCCACTCTGGTTTCGGTTTTTCGTGAAAGATCGGATAGTCTGTTTGGTATGCATCGTCCAATGGTTTATATCGAAACGCGACTTCTGCAGCATGTCTCATGATAAACTGACTAAGTTTCGCATCTGTTAACTCTTCGTCAGATGATATCCTATAAATTTCTTTACGCATCATATTCCTCCTTTCACTTTTGTGTTTAGTCTTGGTTTCTGTTTTCGTTCTTCTTCGATTGAATAACGTAACATGGCCATTGCATCATCAAAAAATGGAACTGGCTCATCTAGATAAGTATTGGTTCTCTCATCTTTCTTCCACTTCCATTGCTGTATTTCTTTAATTGTATTTACACACGTTGGATAGATATGTATCCTATGTTGTTTCAAATAGTCAATCTGTGCGCTGACACTGTTCAGCTCTTTTTTTACTCCTTTTGCTCTGTATCCTGCTTTCTTCCACATCTTGATACGATCTGGTTCCGCAGAATCACACCACATACGAAGCTTCTTATTGAATCTCCCTGCTGCCTTTTTGATAATTTCTTCTGTGTCCATTTCGTAGACATAAAGTTCCTGACATAAGTACAGATCGCCATCTTTGAATCCAACCTCCCCAATACAGTTTGCATGGTTAAATCCAAAGTCCTGTGCATTTACCATGTAATCAAAGCGTTCTGGTGTACGATCAAATTCTTCTATGACATAATTTTTAAGGATCAAACCTGCAACTTCTCCCCACTCTCCAAGGCCATAAACTCTGTATCCTTCTGGGTCTACCTCTTTACGTCTTAGCATTCGTCTGTGATATGCTTCATCGATGAATCGGTTCTTTTCGTAAGTTGACTGGTGTGTGAGTACATCAGAATCAGCACGATCAAAGAACACTTTCTTGATCCAGTGGTGTACTGATACAGGGTTAAATGTCATTCTAATCTGATAGAACTGTCCTTCTGGCAATTCGCCTCTCAATCGGTCATCAATGATCTCAAAATCTGACTGTGTGATCTCTGTCGCTTCTTCTATCCAAACGTCTGTTAGCTTTCCTCGTTTGAATGTGATTGATTTCAGCTTTTCTCTCTGTCTTTCATCATTCACACCTCTGAATATGATCTGATTGTGATTACTCTTGCACTCTATGGTCATATTTGATGCATTGATGTACCAGTATCGTTTATACTGTTCTCCAAACATACGAAAAATAGCACCCTGCAATTCTGCAAAAGTGCTATCTCTATTCGTTACATCTGCTTTTCGGACACATAAAAGGTTTCGCCCAGGATCACTCATGAGTCTTAGGATATAATGCTGTGCTGTATCCATACTCTTTCCTGATCCAGCAGACCCCTTCATCACAATGTATCGTTTTTTGCTGCGATCGGCATCTTTAAAACAAGGATTCGCCTGTACTTTTATGTTCATCCGGTATCATCCTCGCCATAGTCAATTGTAATATTAAGATCCATGTCAACATCTGTTTCAACTTTATCAGTAAAGAGTGCATATCTTTTACCGAGAAGCTCCGCAGCTTTCAAGCGTTCTTTCTCCGATGGACCTTTTTCTATTGTTCTGGCTTCACTGCATCCATCTCCGATTCCTTCAACAACAATCTCCTCTGCATTACTCTTCCCACGCATTACTGCAGTTAGGTATTCAATCACTTCCTGGGCGTCCGCTATTTTCTCATTATGAATCGCTTCCATTTGGTCCGCTACATACTTCTTTACCTCTTCAATCTTTAATAATCTACTTGCGGCAGCAGCCGCTACATCTCCATCTTTTACTCGCGGATACGCAACTCTGTAAGCCCGAGATGCATTCAAATCTATCAGGTATTCATCAGCAAATAGCTTTCTTTTTTCTGTTAATGCCATCCAGGCTCACTCCTTTCTTTTAAAAATGGACCTCCAGGGATTCGAACCCTGGACCAATCGGTTATGAGCCGACTGCTCTGACCTGCTGAGCTAGAGGTCCTTATGCCGGATTGCTCCGGCTTTTATTCTTCTGTGTGACATGTATTTGTCAGCTTCTTATACACGTCCTCATATAGTTCCTGTTTGTCTCCGTTGTACGTGTATTCTGCATAGATACCGTCCCCACTTACTGTAGTAGATACCAGGCATTTGTAATTTTGCAAGGTCTTGCAGCTCCATACAACAAATACATTACTCAGATCAACCGGTTGAACGTCGTTAAGTCCTTTGTATGGGTTATCGCTCTTGTTATACCAATCAACCATTTTTCTTTTGCAAACACTCTGGAAGTGATCCATTCCTGTAATAATCATTTTGCTTCTCCTTTTACTCAGACATCAAATCTACATTTTCAATTGCTGCCCTTGCTTCAAGCACTGCAATATACTCAGACATTGCTTTGATCTGCATGTTGTAAATGCTACGTGGGCAAGTTGGTTCAAACTCAAGTGTTCCATCATCCCACTTTTTAAGCATTCCCTTTAATCCTTCATAACGAATTACTAACTGAGCATATTCTGCCTTGAAACGTTCTTTATAATCTGTACTTATCATGCCAACAGCTGTTGCCGGTAATTTGTTTTTGTCATATTCGATATAATCAGCTTCGAACATTTCTTTTGGCAACCACTGCTCATGTCCATTCTCATATTCCATCAAGTATCCTTCATCCGTCGGATCTTCATCTGCAGGAATCTGCCATCCTCGATAATTGTTATAATCACCTCTTGTCATCGGTTCTGCTTTAACGATTTTTGTTCCAATGTACTGTTTCATTCGTTACCATCCTTTCTAAATTTAGACATAAAAAGACTCGGGGTCCGAAGATCACCCGAGTTCTGATTATACATTTATTATTCTGATTTCCAAAATGAAAAATAAATATCTTTCACAATAATCATCATTATGAATAGCACATGTACAAAAAGTGTAATATCAACAGATAACATTATTTTACACGCTATAGGATTTGATACACAAAGTATAAATTTCTCTACTATTGTGACTAATAAGAATAATATCTCAATCAACAAATTATATGTTATTTCGGATACCAGTACTTGATATAACGTACAATCCTTTTTCCTTTTAAGATAATATTTTTCTGATTTAGTAGACTTAAGATTATCAATATTTTTGCTACAGCTTGAAACTATTATTGACAAATAGGCCATCGTAAAGCTTACGAATAATGTCAACATAGTAATTAATTGATCAACAAACTCATTTGTAAAGCTTTTTAAATTAAAAGCATCATTGCCGTGAATAAATATAAACAAGACCATTGATAGCATCCCCAACAATACTGGAACTACATAAAATAAAAGCTTTTCCTTTGCTTTTCTAATTGTAAAAAAATCTTTTATTGGGTCAAATATTTCACTCATATTCTTTCGCTTGTTATCACCCATATTATCACTCCTAAAAATTTGATAGACACCTTATCATCTGATCATATAAGTCTCCCTTATCAACCTCTCCAGAATAAGTTTCTTCAACATCCAATATTTCTTTTTCTCTCATTTCCTCCGTGTCAAAATGAAGCGGATTCCCATTTTCGCCCTTAGATTCCACATATACTTTTTTAATCTTTCTTTGTGAATCGTTATAAATTTCAAAAAACTTCTTTACAGTATTTGTTAAAATATTTTTACCAGAAGGCTTGTAAATAATCTCCACATCTTCGGATAAGTCTGATCTTCCAGAAATTTCTTTTATTTCTGATGCTGTGGCATCTTCGCTGTCAACAGTTATTTTTACAGCTGTAATTTTTTCTGTCTTTTTTAATGCTGCCAAGAAATCTTTAGAAACTTTTTGTTCCGTTTTTAATTTATATCCAATACCGTCATTCTTATCCTTATGTATTTTAAGAATCTCTTCTTGCAAATACTGAATAAGTAGCTGAAACCCTGCTGCATCCCTATTGTATTCGTACACACATATCGCTTCGTTATTTTCTAAAAATTTAATACCAATTGATACGCTCTCTTCATCTCCATCATCTCTTCCTTTTTTCTTTAATTCTTGTTCTTTTAAAGTATTTGTATCAATAACCGTTCTAATTCGTGCATATTTTGCAGAAATAAACTCTAATATTATGGTATTTTCATCCTCCAAATTTTTTATATCTGCCAAATATATTATCTTCTTTTTTGATTTTACATCCTTCTTCCTATCATTTTTAGGTTTTTCTAATATCAACTCTGCCGAATCCTTAATATCATTCTTTAAATTTTCTGGCATTTTATATTTTTTAGCTGGTTTCTTTTCGCCCGATAAATAATAATAGTATAAAGTCCTTTTCATAAATCATAGTCCCCCGTGCAATCATCATTTTTTTTACATTTTAGCACTATTTAGCATCTTATACTACATAATTCGATAAAAAAAATTAAACGCGCCGTGGTACAGAACATATGTTCTGTTTTTATTATATGCACATTTTACAAGATATTCAATAAAAATACACAAAAAGAACACCGCATTTCTGCGATGCTCAAAAAAAATTATACGGGGCGATTGATTGGACTCTATCCAATTTCCTCAAGTATAACTATAACACACTTTTTTGTTTAATTTGTTTAATCTTTTAGATTTTCACTGATTATCTGAGAAATTCTGCCTTTCGTATACCCCAATTGTTCTCCAACTTCCTGTTGTGTCTTGCCATTTAGATAAATGAGTTCAAAGATCTGTCTTGCATTGCTATCAGGAATCTGACTGATAAACTCTTCAATCTCTGTCAGAAGTTCGTCCACCTGTTCCTGTCTTTTTCCGTTAATTATCATCTGCCGATAGATCACATCTGCCTGTTTCGGCTCTGACATCGAAACACTCATATGCGTTTCGATATAGGGGAACGTGTTCATGGATCCTTTTACCTTCCCAATGACTGCCGGAATCCTCTCTGCTCTCTCATTCAGTTTCTCCGTTTTCTCTTCCAGCATCTTCTGCTCCCTCTTCAATGATCGATACTGTTTTAGCTTTTTCTTATCCATGTCTTTCCTCCTGTCACCTATTTTTACTAAGCATCTCCCCAGTGTTTCACGCAATGTCTATGTACGAAACAATCTGTCCTTCTCTTTGTTCTGGACCACTCTGTCTCATCGTCCTCCGGATCCATCACTTCACCGCAGACTACACAGCGGGGGCGATCCCCACCGTGTTTTTCTCTGGTCTTCTTGTATGCGTTCATTGCTGTCCTGTTATTTCTGATCATTGTCTTTCTTCCCCCCCCCTGCATCATAGATCTCACATGAGATCACCTTATTGCCAACTCCGTTATCCACAACTTCGAAATCGACATCGTATCCGACCTCAGCCAGATGGTCGATGATCCCAAAGTCATTGCCATTATCCTGCGAATGAATATAGACCTTCGCAAGTTTCTGTCTGATCTTTGCCATAATTAATTCACTCCTTAACTTTCCTTAACGATTTTCTCGGATCGTAAGCTCAATGCCAGTCTCATCTCTGATTGCCTCCAGGATGTCTGCCCATGTAACTAATCCGTCATTCATACATTCTGTTTTTAAGTTAAATCTGGCTTTGAACTGATCCAGCCGTTTCTTGCCAAAACCAAACTCATCTCTTAGCACCATGATGCTCATAGCAAGAACGGTATCCAGGATCTGCTCTTTGATCTTCTGTGCCGCTTTATCCATTTCTCTATGATTGACAGGAACCTTGATCCCTGTAACTCTCCGGCGTTTCATTTCTCTCTCTAAGGCTTCTGCTCCGCCTTCTCTCACAATGCGTAAAGCAAGTTCCAATCCTTCGGTCCTGCCTTCCATCTTTGCATTAATCTTTCCCATCGTTCTCTCCTTTCACGCTCTTGATCCTTGCCTTTAAGGCATCCAGAAACGAATCCTGTGTAACTTCTTTTGCTTCCAGCGCATCCATGACGTTCTCATCATATCCGCCGGCAGTGACTAGATGATGGATCACAACATTCTCTTTTTGTCCCTGTCGGTACAATCTGGCATTTGCCTGTTGATATAACTCCAATGACCAGTTAAGTCCAAACCAGACAATGATGTGCCCACCTGCCTGGAGGTTTAATCCGTATGCTGCACTTGCCGGATGTGCAAGTAGGATATCCATCTGCCCATTGTTCCAGGCTGTGATGCTGTCCGGATTCTTTAATTCCCCGATCCGAAGCTTGCTCTTTTTCAAAGCCTTCTGGATCCGTGCCTTGTCATGCTTAAAGTTATAAAACACTAATATCCCCTTTCCGGCATTTGCATCGATGATCTCTTTTAAGGCTTCGATCTTCTCGTCATGCACCTCATGGTATATACCGTCTGCATCATAGACAGCCCCGTTACATAACTGCAAAAGTTTATTGCTTAAAGCCGCTGCACTTGTAACGTCAATAGTCTCTCCATCGATATCCGCGATCATCGTCTTCTCCAGTTCTTCATACTGCTTCTTTGCTTTATCTGGAAGTTTGATATGACGGACATTATCGATCCGTTCTGGTAATTCCAGATAATCCTCTGCTTTCATGGAGATACAGATATCTTTGATCCGTTCATTGATCTCTTCGTCTGCCCATGTCCTTGGATTGTACTCATAGATCACATTTCCGTTTCTTGCTCCTGGTGTGAAGTAATTATCACGATATCCGGTTAGAGTCTTTCCTAGCCGTTCTCCTTCATCCAGAAGATAGATCTGTGCCCACAGGTCTTCCAGTCCGTTCGGAGTCGGTGTTCCTGTAAGCCCTACGATCCGGTGGATGTGACTCCTGACACTTTTTAATTTTCGGAATCGTTTTGCTTTGTTGGACTTAAAGCTCGACAACTCATCAATGATCACCATGTCAAACGGCCAGTCATTTTTGTAATAATCAACCAACCACGAGACATTGTCTCTTGATAACACCCAGATATCGCCGGGTGTGTTGATCGCTCTGATCCGCTGTTTGATACTTCCAAGGACTGGGATCACCCGAAGCATCTTTAAGTGATCCCATTTCTGTGATTCTCTTGTCCATGTATCTTCTGCAACTTTCTTCGGCGCGATGACAAGAACTTTCCGGACTGCAAACCGATTGAATCTCAGATCATTGACTGCTGTCAGTGTGATCACTGTCTTTCCAAGTCCCATGTCAAGAAACAATCCTAAGACCGGATCCGTGATCATGCGGTTAATGCAGTATCGCTGATAATTGTGTGGTACAAATTTCATATCATGCCTCTCTGTTCTAACTCTGCGATCTTGTCCGGGGCCTTACCTGGATTCCATGCTTCGATCTCCCAGATCACTCGGTCAATATCTTTTTTGTTATCAAGAACGGTTGCATAACACCCCGTTGCTAAGATCTTACGGATCTGGACTTTCTGAAGCGGTGTCGTTTTTTCTCCCGGACGTTTCAATTCTACGAATCCAGATTTTCCGCCTTGAAGGATTACAACCCTGTCTGGTACTCCAGCATTGCCCGGGGATACAAACTTATACGCCATACCACCGACCTCTTTTACTTCATCCCTGAACTTGGATTCTATACTGCTTTCTCTCATATCATTCTCCTTTGCCGTAAACATGTAATCGAAATCCCCTATATATATACGCGTGTATGTGTGCACATGGGGTACGTTATACTATTACCCTTTATATTTTATTTTTAAAGAATTTAATGTTTACAATGTTTACATTCTATTCAAATCAAGTATTTACGCGGTTTTCATTGTAAACAATCGTTTGTTTACAGTATGTTTACACTGTTTACATTTCCAAATATTGTATGTTTACATTTTTTATGCTTATGCTTCTTTGTTTACACGGATGTAGCCCCTTTGTGTGCCATAAGGACCGAATCTCGCAGATGATACTCGATCCCATCCACTAATACAATTAAGAATGCTGTTAATCTCTATGATGTCATGTCGTTTCATTTGCTTTAAATCGCCTCCGAAGCACTCACACCATATCTCTGCCGCACAAATCCTTTCTCTATTTACTAAGTTGTTCTCATCTTTTACCTGAAATTCACTGTTGAAAAATGACCTTCTCTGTGCCTGACTCTTTTCCTTCCAATCTGTTGGAATCTTCTTCTCTAGGAACTCTCTGATCACACCTTCTTTTGGAGATGCTTCTCTGTAAGTTTCCTGCTTCTCCTGTGCCACTTTAGCGACATCCCCGGACATATACAGCGGCTCTCCTAACATCCATCTCGCAGCTGCTTCTGCCCATACCTGATCGACTTCTGCCGGCAGTTCCTGAAAGATATTCTTCTTCGGTTTCTGTTTTCCGAGTCCGACAGGCCAAAATCTTCTGTTTCCCGTTCTGTCCTTTAAGAACTCTTTATCATTCGTAGTTCCTACAATGATACAGTTTCGTGGAAAATTCGCGGTCCTGCGTCCATACGGCATACGATAAACATCTTCTTTCTTACTCAAGAATTGTTTGACCGCATTCATCTCTGATCTGTTAAATCCAGTTAACTCTCCAGCTTCAATGATCCAGTAGCCCTGCACCATCTCCGCTGCATCTTTCCCTTCAAAGGTACTCATTGAATCGGAATACCAGTCTTTGCCCAACATTGAAAAGAACGTACTCTTTCCAACGCCCTGCGCTCCCGACAGGATCAGCATATAATCAAACTTACATCCTGGATGCATGGCTCTGGCAACCGCAGCGCACAAAGTCTTTCTTGTTGCCGCACGTACATATTCAGAATCTTCTGCTCCGAAATAATCGATCAATAGCGTATCTAATCGTCTGACCCCGTCCCAGTTAAGGCCTGTAAGGTATTCTCGGATCTTATGTCTTTTATGTCGATTTGCATAGATCGCCATGCCGTCTAATATCTTCTTTTCTCCTGTGATCCCGTAAGTCTTCTCCATGTAATGTCTTAATCCAGCATCATCTTCATCGGTCCATGCGCGATCCTTATAAGGAAACTCCGGATGAAATTCCCACGGCATCGGTCTGCAAACAGTTGCTCTGTTCGCAAATTCATCATGATATAATCGGTCCTTTAAGTTTGGATCGTTCTCCAGAATGATCAACACGTTATCGATCGTCTTATTCGGCATTCCTGTCTGTGAACTGCAGCTTAACTTTTCCATCCAGTCAAGATCTTCTTTTGATATATCCTGTGAAAATTCGGACTGTGCACGTTCATATCGTTCTGCAGTAATGACTTTTGCAACATTTGGCTGTTCCATCGCAAACTCACACATTGCAGAAAAGGATGGAAGCCTCGTGATCGGCGTTCCTTCCTTTGATCCATAATCAAGTTCATAAAACTTATGGATCCGGACCAGATCAAATGCATTGCATAATCTTCCACCTGCAGGATCTGTGGCATGATGGCTGTATAAGAATAATCCATCCTCATATAACACGGCTCCGCCAACTGTCGAACCCTCTGTATAGGTATAGCGGCCCGGATGCATATCACATGGCTCATAGATACCACCTAAGAACGCATCCATTGCCTGCTCTACTGTATAGGTCTTACAGAATGCACCGACGATTCCTTTCTTTTCTAATGGATTTCCCTGTTTTTTGATACTGCGGTCACGGAGCTTTACCGCTCCTGGAACTTCCGGCCACTGTGTGATATCTCTCCAGTTATCATATGTTGCAAGCATTCCGTCTTTACTTAAAAACGGCTTGTCTGCATAGCAGAATCGATACTGACTGTCCTTACTGCAGCTTGGCCAGTACATCAATCGGACTGTTTCGAAAGTTGTCGGGTCAAAGATGCCCATTCCGATATACTCCGCGGCACGTCTCGCGATCGGCTCATATTCATCTGGAGAAGCCGGCTGATCCAGTGGCAGAATGATTCGAAGTCGCGGTGCTGCCTCTTCATGCTTCCTGGTACTGTAGACCACATAAGAACAACCAAGGTTTTCTAAGATGCCGATCACCTCATCAGTTCCACCCGGTTTTATATGGTCGGCATCCAGTGTGATCAGATAGCGATAACTGGCATTTTCATTTCTTCTCTGTTCTCCGGAAAGTTCGCCACCGACAAAACCACCGACGTCCTTGATCTCATCCTGCTTTGCTTTGCGGTAACCCATATACTCTGCCAGAGTTTCTTCTGTCCTGATCGGATGTTCAAGCTTCTCTACAAAATCAGACCAGTACATCTCCTGTTTCAGCCAGGTCTTTGATCTTCGGCTGCTTCCCGTTGATATTTTAATTTTTAAGTCATTCTGAAACATGCCGTTCCTCCTACTCTTTCTTATAGAAATCTCCTGTAAATCCATCTGCGTTTAACGGCAGCCCTTCTGCCCACTCCGGAGCTCTGCACATCAGATCGATGGCTTTCTCCAGTGTCAGATCAGAACCTTTTGGCACTTCTGCTATGATCTCATCGTGGATATGAAAGTTGATGAGATAACCACCGAATAACATATTTCGGATCGCGTTCGCCAGCAGATCTCTTGCCACTGCCTGTACGATATTCTCGACTAGTTTCCCACCGTACGTTTCAAGTCTCTGCCATTTTTTCGTTCCATCGATGCCCATGTATGTGATACTCTTATTTCCCCATGCATTCTCTCCGATTTGCGGGTCTGGATAAAATAAGCATCGTCCGGAAGGAAGTTTGATCATAAAATAATCTGCATCTCTCATAAACGTGATCCCATGCTGGATCTGGTTTGTTGTTCCGAGTGTTACCGTCTCGATTGCACAATTCTCTACCGTATACCAGAAATCCTGAATCCGTTTGTTCGCTGTCCTCCATCGGTGTACGATATCCGGAAGTTCTTCTTCCGTAAGTCCCATCCTTAATGCTCCCATCTGGATCAATGCTCCGGTACCACCTTGGTACCCGAGAGCTAATTCTGCGACCTTTCCTTTTGCCCTGAGTGCATATTCCGGATTTCCTTTTTTGATCTTCTTGATCGGTACGTTAAACATACTGGATGCCGAAGCCTCGTAAATCTTGCCGTGGGTACGGAAGACTTCCAGTCTCCAATCCTCTCCGGCTAACCAGCTGATCACTCTCGCTTCGATCGCTGAAAAATCCGCAACCACAAACTCATATCCTTCTCTCGGAACAAATGCCGTCCGGATCAGCTGTGAGATCGTATCTGGCAAGCTGCCATAAGTCAGTTCCAGCATCGCTGCATTTTCCTGTTTTACCAGGTTCCTTGCCAGTGGCAACTCCGGGATATAGTTTCTCGGAAGGTTCTGAACCTGTACCAGACGTCCTGCCCATCTTCCTGTCCTGTTTGCACCATAAAACTGTAATAATCCACGGACTCTTCCATCCTTGCAGACCGCGTTTTCCATAGCTGTGTATTTCTTCACGGAACTCTTGGCCATCTCTTTACGTTTCTTCAGAACATAATAAACTGCAGGGTTTGCTTTTATCTGTGGGGCTTCTAACAGTTCGTTCACTGCTTCTTTCCCTAACTTATCAATATCTTTCCCGAGTTGATCAGATAACCACTGTTTTAACTGGGCAACACTGTTCGGATTATCGATTCCAGAAACACGCCGGATATCATCTCCAAGCTTTAATGCTGCCTGATCACTTAATTCCAACGCCCCATTGATCAGTGCAAGGTCCACCTGAGTCCCCTGTTGATTAATAGTCTGGTCATAATGCCAGTTAGTCCATTCCTGCGTTGGAACCGGATAATCCTTTAGATGATCCTCGATCGCACGTTCCACTTCCACATCTTGTTTGCAGTATTCTTTAAACAGGTTCCATTTCTCTATATCATGTTCAGGAAAGTTTCTTGTGCGTCCGCCGTTTCTCTTTGTAGGCTTGCATGGTACACAAAAATAACGGATCAGTGCTTTTCCAACTGCCATCTTTTGCTTCTCCTGTGGAAATCCCATTGCTTTCCCAACTCCTGCAAGGGATGCCGGATACCCACAGTAAAGAGAATGG